TGAATTTCCAGCAGATGGTGTAATTGAAATTTTCATGTTATAGAACTATTTATCTCCGCGAAAAAAATAAAGAATGATAAGTATTTATCATGCCAACACTGACCCCTATAGTCTCTGCCCAACCACCAAACTTTGGAATGGGAGACACATTTTCCTTTTTAAATGTTGAGAACGATCAAAATAGAACACTTTTTGCTAAAGCTGTTTATCTAGTAAATCCAGGAGATATTTCTGGAGGTGGCGGAGGTGGGGGTAGTACACAAGTAACTAATACGGTTGGTGTTTCTGGTGGAGTTACAGTGACTAATACAGTCGGAGTTTCTGGTGGAATTACGATACAAAATGCTTCTTCAGCATTAAATTCTTCTGTATTGGGCTTAGCTGGTTTTGTTTTTACTGATAATACAGCTCAAGTAGACGGTAATTTTAGTACGATTCAAGTAATTTCCGGCACAAAGTTCGCAGGCATTACTGCTACAAATAGTACTTTTGGTAACCTATCTAACTATGAATTGCCTCAAGGGTTTGTAATCAATGGTCCTATAACCAATTATAAACTCACATATGGAGCTGTGCTAGCTTATAAAGTTTAATATGCCTGGTATAATTTCAGATTTAAAAATTACAAATCTTCAAAGAAGAAATTTTAATAGTATAGCTTTGGAGTTGTGGGATATTCCAAATCCAACTGCAGGTACGACTGTAACTTTAAATGTAGATTTATCTAAAGATAAATGCACTATACAATGGGGAGATAATACCCAAAATACAAGTACAACAAAAAATATAACAGTTGGTCACACTTACTAAAGTACTACTCTAAACTAAGTAAATAAGAGAGTTTATTCAAGACGGCTAACATTTCATCTCTAATGTTTTGACAATCTGTATCTTTTGGTTCTAACTTTTCGTTAAATGATGTAGAAAGATATTCTGTTACTTCTCTAAGAATGTCGTTAATGTCAATCGACTCGTTGTTATATAACTCTATGTGAGTATTTTCAGGATATACGATTCTTCCGTATTTTCCCTGATGAACTTCAACTAGTTCATCCAACAGTTCTCCCAACTTATCATAAGTTTTTCCAAAAGCTTCATGTTTAGCGAAGCTATTTGTTTGCCAATGACAAATTCTTAGCTGATTTTGTAATTTAATAAGATTCAGGATGACTGTTTCCATGAATCTTATTTATTATCTTCTTTCAATATTTGTTACAGTTCTTGGAACAACTGGGTCAACTCCTTGATCGGCGTTTGGATTGACATTAAATGCTCTCCAATATTGATAGCAAAGTGTAGCATTTATCATTGATAGGGAACCATTATCTTTGATATCATACTGAGTGTCTGCCAGAGCTTGGACGTAAACACCATAGAGTCTGTACAAACGAACTGTTGTAGGAGATAATTCAAAAGAGCTACCTCCAGTAAATAATTCTAATTGCAGAATTGACTCAGGTCCAGGTATTGAATAATCTCCTGTTGAAGTGTCGTCGTTAAATGTTCTGAACAATTCTTGTTCTAACTTAGAACGAAGATCGTAACCAGCATCGCAGCGGAAGGTTACAGCATAACCATTTGAACCAGGATAGCTTGCTGTACCTGGAACATTAAACTGAAGCCCCATGTATGGAACTTGAACGTTGTTAACAGTTCTTCCTGGCAAACTTGCTGTTTCCAAATATACGAGATCTCTTTCAGTCAGAACAGTAGTTCCGATTTGAGTTACTCTAAATTGAAATATACGAGCAAAGTCTTTATCTTGTGCTACTCTATAGAAATCTCTGATATTTTGTGCCATATGTTTACTTATGTTTAATTTTTAAATTAGATTAACTCTGAGAAGTTTTGTCCTGTTCTTGTAGCAATGAAGTTTACCAAGATGAACTCAGCTGTTCTAACTGGTTTGAGGTAGATGTCAATGATCAACTCGTTGTTATCTATTGTTTCAGGAAGGTTGTTTCTCGAATCACATACGAGGAGGTAGTCATAAACGCCTTCAGTATTTTTAGCAAACTCAAATAGAGGAGCTAGTGTATTCTTGATTCTTGTTCTTGTAAACTCTGTATTGGGTTCGAATACAAAGTATTTGAGAGTTCTTTGTGTTGCTCTTTCAAGAGTTAGGAACAATCTTCTTACATTAACTCTATCAAAAGCAGTTGGTTTTGTTTGTAGAGTCTTTTGACCCATTACAGCAAAGCCATCTCCTGAGAAGTAAACAACTGGGTTTACAGAAATTTCATAGAGTCTGTCTCTTTGTTTTTGATTGGGATTGAAAGCAATGTCAATAACATTGAATAAACCTCTATTCAAACCAGCTGGAGCAGACCATGGGAAAGCTACTGAATCATTGTTAGCATAAATTGCTGCAGCATAACCAGAGAAGGGCATCCAAATCTTTCTACCGGTAAACAAATCATTAACTTTAACCCAGTTACCATAGGTAGCTGTGTAATTTGATTCATATGGTCCAGCAAAATCTCTCAAATGATTGTATATATCCGTTGTGAAATTTTTGCCTGGAGCATCAATTACTTTTTGATTTTTGCCTTGAACGAAGATGTTTCTTGGCATGTCAATTACAGCCATGCAATCTTTTCTAATCTTTTCAGCAAAAGTGACAAATACATCTGTTACTGACTTCCAGTCATCATATAGAGCAGCTGTGTCTTCGATGAATGCTTCGTCATTATATGAAGAAGTACCAGCGTATTTAGTTGAAGAATAAACTGTTGAAAGACCTCCATCTACAACTACGTCTACTAAGATGTTTTCTGTGTTTTCAATGAATCTCAAAACCTTGTCAAGTTTTTCTGGAACTTCCCCAATAACTTTATTAACTTCATCATTGTATGAAGTTCTTACATATGTACCAAATGGGAAGAGAGCTTTAGCTGATTCGCTAACTGTTACTCTATTAGCTGGTAAAGTAGAACCTTCTGTCCAATCAAAAGTTTTTGATACTGCAGGGTTTACATATACTTTGGCTGTTGAAGAATTATCGTTTATAACGTCCTCTAAGAAGGCACTTGGAGCATTTGTACCACCTGCAAGGTTTGTTTGCTTTCTAGCAAAGTCAAATGAACCTAAATATTTTTCAGTAGTACCTAAAGTAAGAAGGGAAGCATCTGAAACTGATCTTCTTACACGGAAAATTCCAAGAGAAATATGATCTTGATAGTCATCACTTTCAAATCCAACGAAGCCAACTTTTTCTAAGTTTTCGGAAACGCTATTGATTCCTCTGTTGCTTTCAGCTGTTGAAGCAGAAAGACTAAAATCTAGTCTGGTTGTGTTAATTCCAGCAAATGAAGTAGTAGAAGATGCTGCACTATTTAAAGTCTTGAGGGATTTGACTGATTCAAAATTTGGAGAATTTTCATATAGAGCAGAATTGTCTGCAAAGCCTACATAAAAACCTTCACCAATTTCATTAACAGTTGTTTGAAGGGTGTTAAGGACAAAGAAACCAGACTTAACGTGAATTTCTCCGCCTGTAAGATAGAAACTGTTGGATGTGCTTGTAGGACTATCCCATGTAAAGTCTCCATTTTGTATTGAATTATACTGTTCTTCGGTAAGAGTTACATGCTGAGGAGCTTGAATTTCCCACTCAATTTTATCAGAAGAGATGGTTGTGTAGTATGTTGCAAAATCGCTAAGCAAACCTGCACTTAAAGAGGGGGATTGTAGCTTAGTAGCAATTGTACTAAGAGGAGCAGAAACAGCTGTTAGGGTTGAAAGAGTATTTAATGAAGTAAGAGCTACAGCACTAGTTGATGGATTTTGTAAATCTGCACTCAAACCCTGAAAGCTAGCAAATTGGCTTTGTTCTGTACCAAATATTACATTTTGGGACATTGGATAAAACAACCCAGAATAGTTTTGAGCAAATCCTGAACCAGTAGATACTCCATAAGGCAAACGAAGTGTTACTAAACTTCCTGCTGAATTCAATACTTCTCTGCAAGTATAATAGAAATATCTTTCCGCAGGGGATGCTGGAACTCCGTAAATT